GTACGAACGATTTACTTGTGTTGGGTTTGGTGCTGTCACTCAAGAATAAGAAATGGAAAGCTGACCTGATCGAACGCGTGAAAGAAAAGATGGAGGGTGCGACGACACCAACTTCTAAGAGCGTTCGCATCATGGAACTTTTAGGCGACGATTAATAGTGTACTAGGGGGCACCCGAGAAGGCTTGGCTAAATAGAAAAACCGCCCAGTAATGTAACAAGCCCGAACAAGACTTTACTGAGCGGTTTTAATTTTCCCCACACCGATCATGTAACTCGGCGGTAGCTACTCTGGGGCTATAGTCTCGGACGGAAAGGAGGTCGCCCTTCTATAGTGACGTGGTTCTCGGTATGAAATCGATTGTATAAAACCGAAACGCACTCACGCCTTACGCACAGGTGAGCCTTCGTCCATAAAGACCCACCCGATTACTAAACGCACGTTGGGTTCACTTGATCCATTCGTTGTGCGTAAACTATTGTTGTGTGTGATTTACCCGTGGGGGTATGAGTTGTGTAACTGGCTTCAACCAGTTTGCCTGCCCGACATAATCTTACACACGCCGATTGTACCTTGGTGTAACAACCGTTCTGTATACTATCGAAGTCTTTCTTTTTGATTGGAGAGATTGAAAGTATAGACCACAACACGTCTACGAAACCCGAAGGTTCAATCGACAACACGTCGAGGATCATATCGTCGAGTTCACCGTCCGACATGTGTAGTAAAGTTGTGAACATTCGATCTCTAATTTTTGTCAAACTATCTGTGTCTGTTACAGATGTAACAACTTCTTGAGGTGTGTCATCGGTCACAACTTGTGCCCATTCGTTAAGAGCATCGTCGTCTGTCTGATCTTCGACCTCTTCGTCGTCGTCTTCATCAACGAGAACGGTGTCTTCGTCATCTGTATCGAGCCGAATGGCGATCCACTTTGCTAAGTGTAATCGCTCTGGAAAATTAGGCTTGACCGTTGCTTTGTATCTGTCTCCGACACGAACGTCACAAGCGTTCGCCATCGCAACAGAGATGTAACACACCTCGTTGTTTGGTGTGGTTGAAAATGCTGCGCCAGTTCGAGCACAGCCAGTTACTTCTATAACTGTAGTTGTGTATGTTTGCATAATACTAACCATTTATTTGTGCTTATCAGTGATGATAAGGTGATGTTTGAAACAAGTTGTGTGACAACTTGGGTTGCTCAATAAACACCGAAAGTTAGTAAAGTAGTATAAGATTTCTCTTAGCAGGGGAGCGCCTTCGACCACTCGGCCACATCTCCGTGGATGGTGATAGCGAGTACGCTTTTGATCTGCAAGAGTTATTTCCATATGCTTCTTTATAACTTTCGGTGTCCTCAATAGTTGTGTGACTGACGCTAGGTAAGCGACATCACGGCTGCTTTGTGATCTTCGTATGTTGTGTTCATGTATCTCATGACCATCTTCAGATCACTATGCCCAAGTAAATCAGCGATTACTTTAGGCGGTATGCCATTACGTGCGAGACGCGTGGCAAAGGTGTGGCGTAATGTGTACGGACTTTTATTTATTTTTAGTTTATCCGTCACCTTACGCCAATGATACCCGATCTGCTTGTTCGTTTCGAACGGTCTGCCTTCTAGCAGAAACGGATATAAACTTGGCGGTGGATCACTGCGAGGTATTGTTGCGAGTGCCTTGTCATTGAGGGGCACCCGACGCTCCCTGAGTTCTCCGTCTGCTCCCTTATACGAGCCGAGCACTACCGTACTGTTGGTAAAGTCTACGGCTGTATAAGTTAAACGCATTGCTTCTATTGGTCTTGCGCCAGTATGCAAAAGAAAAGTAGCCAACCGTTGCACGTCAGGTTGCAAACTAGGAAAGATTAAATCAATCTCTTCCACTGACAACGTATCGGTTTTGTGTTTACCTTCACGCGGCTTCTTTATTTTTATACTGTCACGCAACCCCAAAGATGCAGCAAAGTTTAGTACACCTTGTAGTTGGTTTAAGTCGCGTCTGATCGTCGAGTTCGCATTGCCTTTGTTGACATGTATCTCCTCAACATATTCCTCAATATCATTAAGGTCTATCTTGTTGACTTGATAGTCACCAAAGTAATCCGTTAATCGCATTACGTACTCCACTGTAGACTTTGAGTTGCCAGTGTGAGGCGACTTTAAATATCTACGTGCTACGGATTTGAATTTGTTTTGTGCTCCGTGAATATTCTTAGCACCTAACTTAATCGCACCCGATAAAACCTCTCGCTCAAATTTTGCGCATAGGTCTTTAGCGTGGACGTAATCAGTTGTACCTAGCGTATGCCTAACTCGTAGACCTTGGAACGATCCAAGCGCGTGATACATTCTGCGACCAGAAACTTTTTTAACTTTAAATAACGGCATCCGTTACACTCCCTCGGGTGGGGCGATGGGAACTATGGGACTACTCCATGCTCTACCACTGACCCAATCGGATTGAGGTGATCCGCACCTACTCATCCTTTTAAATATCCGTACTATTGTTGACGTTGATGTACAAAGGTAAGCCCAACTATAGCCCATGCCTTTGCTCAAGTTAAGTTTCATATAAGTAGGTAGTAGCATTATTCTATCTCCCTTCTATATATTGCAGCGTGTGGATCGTTACCGACTTCTAAATTTCTAGCCCAATCCACGGGCAAACCACCAGAGGACTTCTGGTAATCTGTCGAGTCAACCCGTTCGAATATATCATTCAGAACGAGGGCTGCTTGACCCCTTGTTTTTGTGCCCACTTTTTTACAGACAGCTCGCACATGTAGCTTCACTGTGTTCTCACCAATGTTGAGGACTTCAGCAATCGATTTGTTCGACCACCCCTCTATTAGTAATTGTGATGTTACATGCTGCTTAGATGTCATAGTACGTAGCAGAGATAATTCTGCTGCTGATACTTTAACATCTTGGCTGAGTATGTCCTTTGAAGTGGCAGTACTATTACTGAGTAATAGGTTTGTAATAATGTCCAACTTGGCTTCCATTCTAGCTAGGTCGAACTTCAAAGTTTGTACCGACATGTTTATATCATGATCCTTGAAAGTTGATAAGTGAGTTTGTCGAAGTTTATCTTCGATCTCTGATATGTAGTGCTTATGATACACCATTGTCAACAACCTCCTCGATAATACACACAACTATTTGTGTAAGCCCCTGATATTATACGAAAACTTTTTTAACTAAAGATGTGTTTAAGTAAGTCTTTTTGTAAGCGAATACGTTCCGTCCAGAATTTTGTATACGCTTTCCAAAAATCTTTTAACTCATCGTTAGCTAAGAGAATGTGATATTTTGCACGACAAGGTTTGTCATCTTTTTCACATGGCCTGTGTACAACCCAACCCTCACCAATCATATCGGAAAGGATGAGGTTGCACCCCCTTTGGCTTATTTGATTAGCACCAGATATTCGAGTTGACTTGATACCATTATCACCAGCTTGTAAAATTGAGACGGCTACACCTGCCCGTGCCCAAGTCGAAGAGACGAACTGACTTAGCCGAACGTTCTGAGGAAACTCATATATCATATGAAGTTCTTCCGAGTATAAGTTTAATAGTTCAAGTTCAAATTTCTGCATCTTAACAATCAAAAAAGTATTTCATGATTGTCTAGAAAAACTTGACTAGAAAAAAAAGTCAACCGAAATGAGTTCAGATAAAAATATAACTATACATTATAGTTCGTGTTGTTAATCACACACCCTATGATGTGTTTCGTTATGTACTATCACATCGGTTAGCATCTGTTTGTCATTCGTTAATAACCAATCGGCTACATCATCGTTGTTGAAGTATATAGGGTAGGATATATCACAGTATGTATCACCACTAATCTTTGCGCACCCAAGAACTAGCACGCTCAGACAACTCAGTATCATCCATAGCTTTAATTTCATCATCAATTACTTTCTGCATTTTCATATTGGATAGACGCTTCTCGTCTATCTTGCGTTTGATTTTGTCTTGTCCTCGTGCAACACCTGTAGAATAAATACCAATGAGGCCGAGTACGAACGCCGCGCCGACAAGCGCGTATAGCTGAAGCTTTTGCATACCGAACATTTACTTCCAGCCTTCTGCCCATGCTTTAATTCGTTCCCTCATTATATAGATACCGAAGAGAATGGTCAGACCAGCAAATCCTAAAATGATATACTGACTGGTTTCGTTCATACCCGTGAGCGATGTGACGGCAGTACCAGCACTGGCTGCAACTGTAGCTGCTGATGCCTTAACTGTTTTCGATTGGGTTGCTTTCGTACGCTCTGGTTTCTTAGCGGTTGCCTCGGAGAGCGACATGCCAGCCAACCATTTTTGTACACGGAAGCCAGGACATGCTTTGGACGAGATGCGATTGTGACCGATCACCTTCTCGTTCGAAATGTTGTACTGCCCTTTTAGCTTTCGTATCAGATCGTAGGCTGCCGCAAGCTGTACTGGTGTGAAATGTTCTGTAGCAAGATCGTCTGCGTCTGAACCGAAGCCACCAAAAAGTGCGATGCCAATACTATCTTTATTCTGCCCACGCGCATGACTTCCAATCATCTCGATGGGGCGACCTTGTACGACTTCTCCGTTGCGACCTATAAGGTAATGATATCCAATCGCTTTCCAACCACGATCAACGACGTGCCACTTTTCAACTTCTTTGACCTGTTCGTTAATGGTTTTCTTATCCCACCAGTCTGGTCGAGTGGCGGTACAGTGAACGATTATCTGACGTATCTGTCTCATAGTTTAAACTCCCTGTGTAAACTTTCTGTTTGAGCTTCAT